ACTCCGGTCATTAAACGAACCCCTGATGCATATAACGCCTCGGCCAGACCAAAGGCGCGACCCACAGGTCGGCGACCCACACAGTCTCAATCACCAACAACATCACCAAGACCAAAGCCGAGTCCTTTCAGAGAAATACAGAGGCAAACAGATAAAGAAACCAAAGAACGAAGAAATAGACTTCTTCGAAAGACACCAAGTCAAAATTCACCAGCCCAGGACATAGCCCGAGATTCGTCCAATAGGGAACGAAGACGGCGTGCCACGCCGGCGCAAGGCGCATTTAAAGCGTTTCGAAATAATAGATCAGAACCGTTTAAAATGTTTGATCGGCCGAAAGCAAGCGATACATAAAATATTAATAGGCACATTATGAATGATAAAATAGATAATGATTTCGAAAAATCAAGAGAAACATATTACGAACTTTTAGAAACCGGCAAAATGTCTCTAGAAACTTTGGTTAGGGTTGCGGAAGCTACTGAACATCCTAGAGCCTTCGAAGTTCTTGCTAATATGATTAAGAATTTATCCGATATTAATGATAAGATTCTCGATCTTCATAAAAAGAATAAAGACATACATGCCGGCGACCCGAGGTTAGAAACTCCTGAGCAAATAACGAATGTGTTTGTTGGCTCAGCGGTAGAACTTCAACGATTGATATCGTCATCGTCACAAAATGAAACAATAGATATAACTCCAAATGACGACAATAACGAATAATATCGATATTGCATTAGGTAGAAATACTAATGTAAAAAAACATAATATTGTGGATGAATGGAGTCCTAACCAGATTTCCGAGTATGCGAAGTGCATGAAAGATCCTCAATATTTTGCAAAAAATTACTGCAAAATTATATCACTCGATGAAGGTCTTGTGAATTTTGACTTATATCCATATCAAGAAAAAATGTTTGAGGAGTTTGAAAAGAATCGTTTCAATATCATATTGGCTTGTCGGCAATCCGGTAAATCGATTTCTTCTGTAGCATATTTGTTGTGGTATGCAGCATTTCAGCCCGATAAAAATGTGGCAATCCTTGCGAACAAAGCGGCAACAGCAAGAGAAATGCTTTCTCGTATTACATTGATGCTGGAGAACTTGCCATTCTTTTTACAACCTGGCACAAAAGTACTCAATAAAGGTTCAATAGAGTTTTCCAATAACTCACGAATATTTGCGGCCGCGACAACCGGATCTTCCATTCGCGGACAATCTTGTTCTCTTTTATATTTGGACGAATTTGCTTTTGTTGATAATGACGTTGAATTTTATACATCAACGTATCCTGTTGTTGTTGCTGGTTCATCTACAAAGATCATTATAACATCTACTGCAAATGGCGTAGGCAATGTCTTCGAAGATTTATGGACTGGGGCTTCACAAAGCACAAACGATTTTAAACCATTCAGGGTCGATTGGTGGGACGTTCCAGGAAGAGATGAAAAGTGGAAAATAGACACCATCAAAAATACTTCACAGTTACAGTTCGACCAAGAATTTGGAAATCAATTCCTGGGAACCGGCGACACCCTGATCGATGGCGAAACTCTTATGAAACTTAGAGCCATTGATCCTATTAAAACTTTCGAAAAAAATGATTTCAAAATCTATAAAGAACCAAATCCGAAAAATCAGTATATTGCTTTAGTTGATGTTGCGAGGGGAAGGGGTAAAGACTATTCTTCTATGAATATAATCGACATTACAGTTTCTCCGTTCGAACAAGTTGCTGTATATCGTAATAATAAAATATCACCAATTTTATTTCCTAATGTCATTGAGAAATATGCAAAAATATATAATAATGCTTATGTAGTAGTTGAAGCAAATGATCAAGGATCTCTTGTAACAAAGGGTCTATATTATGACCTAGAATACGAAAATTTACACGCCTCATCAACGCTAAAATCTAGCGACCTTGGCATCGAAATGAATCGAAAAGTTAAACGCATCGGATGTTCGTCAATCAAGGATATTATTGAAGGCGGTAAACTAAAATTGTATGATAAAGATACCATAAAAGAATGCACAACATTTGTTGCAAAAGGACAATCCTACGAAGCTTCAAACAAAAATCATGATGATTTGATGATGAATTTGGTTTTGTTTGGATATTTTTCAGTAACAGAAATGTTCGAAGATATGTCAAATATTAATTTAAAAAATATGATATTCGATGATCGAATCCGAGCAATAGAAGATGATTTAGTTCCATTTGGTTGGATATCTGATGGTGTGGACGAGGCTATACAAGAAGAAGAACAAAGGCAATCATTTTCTTTTGAAGTTATCGAAGGTCCCTGGCATTAAAGAATACTATTCGACCACTTATTTGCAAAATTTTCTACATATCTAAGCGTTTTGTTTGGAAAATTTTCTTGACCTAAGCTTCGACCCGACGGATAATAATATTTGATATAAAACATTTCTTCCTTGTAATTAACATGAACTTCGCAATAATTTTTAGTAATTTTATTTGTATATGTTGAAATCTTTTTTCCCATAAAATATCTCCATGTTTAATTTTGCGTTCGTATCCCTTATATAGCCTAATTCAACACACTCTAAAATACTGTTTATTATAAATATTAGTAATGAAAATGAAAATAAACTTATGATGAACACTTAAAATTAAACTCTAAAAAGAGGTAGAGACATGGCATTATTTACTCCATCCGAATCTCCCGCTGTAACGATCAAGGAGATCGATTTAACTGGTGTAAGTCCAAATGTGCAATCGACGACAGGCGCTTTTGTTGGTAATTTTAGTTGGGGACCAATTCGGGATCCAATTCTTATTTCCACCGAAAACGAGTTGATTACAACTTTTGCTGCACCAGATTCTGATAATACAATAGATTTTCACTCTGCCGCTTACTTCCTAAAATATACGGGTAGTCTCTATGTCTGCCGGGAAGCAACAAGCGCAGCGGTAAACTCTTACGATTCAAACGCGAGTTCGGCCCCAACTATTCGGGACCGCGATCATTTCGATAATCAATTATTAACACTAGATAGTGATAACCACACATTCATCGCGAAATATCCGGGCGAACTAGGCAATGCAATTAAAGTTGAATTCTGCCCAGTGGATTCAGATGATACGATTTTCGATGCATGGACCTACAAGTCCGAATTCGATTCGTCACCAGGAACATCAACATTTGCTTCAAACCGAAGTGCGACCAATGATGAAGGTCATGTTGTGGTTGTGGATAAAAGCGGAAAAATTTCTGGTACTGTTGGTACAGTCCTTGAAAGATTTCCTTTCGTGTCTGTTGGTAAAAATGCAAAGAACACCGACGGTTCAACAAATTATATAAAAGATGTTATCAACAATCAATCAAATTATGTTTGGCTTGCCGGGTATGGCGCCTCATCCAATTTTGATGCCTTAGCTGGGACCGATATTGATTCGGGTGATAACTTTATCATGCCATCTCCGGCGATACAAACATTTAATATGGTAAGCGGTGTTAATTCCGGGACGTTAACCACTTCCGAATACGCCACAGGTTTTGATCAATTTGAAGACGTTGATGACATTGAAGTCGATTTCTTAATTGCGCCGGGTATGTCAGCAAGAGCGGATCAAACAACTGTGGTTAATGATCTAATCGCAATTGCTGGTACAACTAGAAAAGATTGTGTAGTTGTTACTTCACCTGCGCGAACTGATATAATAAACAACTCCGGATCAGAGGCAACGGCTGCTGTAACGACGGCAAATACGTTTACTAACTCCTCGTATGTGTTTGTTGATAATGCGTATTTCAAAGTCTATGATAAATATAATGACCAATATATCCAGATTCCGGCGGCATCTTCAACTGCGGGAGTGATGGCACTATCCGATCTCGCAACAGCGCCTTGGTATTCACCAGCTGGTTCGAGACGTGGTAATTATATTGGTGTAACAGGACTAACTTATTCGCCGACAAAAGCACAAAGGGATACACTGTATAAAGCCGGTGTTAATCCAATTGCAAACATTCCGGGTGAAGGATTAATGTTGTATGGTGATAAGACACACCTACGCAGACCAAGCGCATTTGATAGAATTAATGTGCGACGTTTGTTCCTTGTACTAGAAAGATCGATTGCTATTGCTGCACGATCCGTGATGTTCGAATTCAACGATGAGTTTACAAGAGCTGAATTTGTAAATATTGTTGAACCAGTTCTTCGCGAAGTTCAGGGCCGAAGAGGAATTACAGACTACCGAGTTGTTTGTGACGCCTCAAATAATACTTCAGCCGTTATAGATAGAAATGAATTTGTAGCTGATATCTTTATCAAGCCTGCAAGGTCAATCAATTATGTTACTCTCAACTTTGTTGCGGTCCGCACCGGTGTGGACTTTAATGAAGTTGTCGGTACTGTATAATAGGAGATAACACATGGCTGTATTAGGCGTTGATGATTTCAAAGCAAAACTAAAAGGTGGTGGCGCTCGCCCCAACCTTTTCCAAGCAACACTCAATTTCCCCTCTTTCGCGGGCGGGGATGTTGAACTC